TTATTAATATAATAATCTTTTGCTATTGTTAAAACATCAAAAGCCATTTCTTTTGGTGCTTCTGCTTCAAAAAATATTCCTGACTTATCTTTTATTTCATCAGTTATATCATTTATTGTTTCAATAAATTTTTTTCCCTCTTTTGAATAATCTAACTCAAATTCTTGCTGTCTTATTATCTTATTTTTGTCTTTGTTTTTATTTATTTCATCTTCTGCAAATTTAACAACTTCTTCACTACTTAAACCTACATTTATTCTACTTTCAATAGCTTGTGCAAATGCTTTTGTCTTTTCGTTAAATTGTCTTTCTAAAGTTGGATTTTCTCTAATTAAATTTATTATTTCGTTTGCTGATTCAATTTTTCTATCTGGATTACCTACAAATAACATTGAATTTAAACTTTTTTTATATATATCTGGCACTATACCAGTATTTACAGAAATATCTCTTGCTAAACCTTCTGGATCATCTGTTAATTCTCTGTATTTTTCAAAGCCTTTATTTATTACTTTTCTATCATTTTTATCTGTCGAATCAAGAAGTAACTTTCCTTGTGTGGCATTTATAAAGGTTGCTTCTTGTAAAGCTTCTTGCTCTCTTTCTTTTCTTATTTTTTTAAAATCCTTTTCTAGCCTTTCAATGTCTCTCATATCTACTATGCCAGCATTTAATGCTGTGGCTTGTAAGGTTTGTAATTCGTTGGCTATACTTGCTAATTCTTCTGGTGATTGTGCGTTCTCAAAATCATCTCTTAAATCTGACACAGAACCGTAAAATTGATTCTCTCCATAAGTTTTTCTTTTTCTGGATAAATCTTTATCAATATTAAATTCTAAATCTATTAAACTTGATTGACTTTCCCTTTCTATTAATGCTTGAATTTGCTTATTGCCTCCGAATTGTTGTTTTAATTCGTCAGTAAATAATTTTCTTCTATCTAATATATCTTGTTTACTCTTGGTAATTACATCTTGATTCGCCCCCTCTTCGCTTAAAGCGATCTTTTCTTGATTGTCAAATCGTCTTAATTGGTTTTTATATTGTAAAACTTGACTTGCATTAAACGCCTCTTGATCTCGCTGTTCTTGGATCATAGCTTGTTGCCCTATTCCTGCTATTGCTGAACCTAATTGAGTAATACCTTGAGCAATAAACCGCTCACCTGTATCTACTGGCTGTCTGACCGTAGGTGTTACCTGTTGTGGTCTTGCTTGTACTCCTGGACTTGTTGGAATTTTCACCATTATCTACCTGCTTTAAAAGCACCCACTTTCGATGCTCCTTGTAAACCTGTGCCAAACGCACCAAATATTGACCCTATCAAAGCATTTCTTCCTGCTCTTCTAGTATCTCTTGCTTGTTGCCCTAATTGACCAGCTCCAAATTCTAATGCTCTTGCTCTACTTTCTGCAAGTGTTCTTATATTCTCAATAGTCTCTTCTTTATCTCTTAAACTTTCATCTAATATGTCTAATGGTGAACCTTCTAATTTTACGCCACTTGCTGCAAAAGATAGTCTTTGGCGACCCATTAATTTATCAAATGCTCTTGATTGTTGTAATGCATCAAATTCTCCTAACTCTCTTTCTAGTTGTGCTTGCTCTCTTTGGAAAGCCGCTTGTTGTTGTAAGGCTCTAGCTTGGCGTTTAGATTGTTTTTTAGCTTGTATGCCTCCAAATATCTGTCCGCCTCCTGCAATCGCTGTTCCTGCTATTACTGCACCTGTTGCCATATTAAAAGAATTTTACATACATATATTCATCTTTCTTGTCAAATGTTATTTTTTCTAACACTGATTCACGATGAAAACCTAACTTTTCAATCCAATTCACAAAATCATCTGTAATTGTAGTTTGTATTCTATGAAGATTCATTTTTTTAGAATATTCATTTAATAGTTTGTTAATCTCAATATAAAAGCCTTTAGGGTATTTATCAACATAAACACTAGGAATTACCCAACAATGCCCCACTCCTTGCCTAACCCACTTTATACCGCAAGCAAATATTATCTTATCATCTATGATATAAGTTTTAGCTTCGTCACAGTCTAAAGGATAAACTTCTTCTTTTAAAACATCTAAACTAGGATAATCTATTTTGGTATTTATTAAGTCTATATGTGCGATGTTAAACTTTTTATTTATCATTTATAGTTACTTTATAAGTTATACTTTTAATTGTCATAGGTTGTGGTTCATCTTGGATAATTTCAATTTGACCCAACTTATCCCAACCTGTGGCAACTTTTATTTCTTGATCTCCGTTAAATAAAGGAGGTGCTTCATTCATATTGTTATTTAGACTCCTAGCAGGAATAATAACTTCATTACCTGCCCCATCAATTATTTTCCCTCCTAACGTATCTGCAAATCTAACTACTATCTCGTGAATTCTTTTGTCTTTATGTTGTGATGTTCCTATCATGCCACTTAAAGCTAAGGATTCAATAGGCATATTCTTTTGCTTAGAAGAATAAGGCAATCCAATATGGATAATTGATCCTGCACTATCAATTTCTACTTCTCCACCACTAACAATTTTACTTGGTACTGTTGCACCATCTGAATTAATAGCTACTGTTTCGCCCTCTAAATGTTCTGATCCAGTTATATTTTTAATAGCAATAGCCCATTCATTAGGTAGTAATGTTGCACTAGAGAAAGTTTCTATTATGCTGACAGTTACATTTTGAGAGTCTGTAAACCCTGTTATTTTTGCTCTGCCTTTACCTATTAATTGGTGAATTTCTTTTCCTATATCGCCAGATTGGAAAGTAGAAGAATCTGCTGTAAATGTATTTCCTGATATAGTTATTGTACTTGATTGTGTGCCATTATAACTAAGTCCAGAATCAACATAGAAACGATTTAAATTATCTACTTTATAATTAGGCTCTTGCACTTCTACAAACCTTTTAACTACTCCATTTATAGTTCGTTTTACTATTGCGTAAATTTCATCATTATCTTCTGCATCACTTACTATTGCCACTGATTCAAAGTTTCCTTGCGTAACATATCTTGACCATGCCTGCACTTGCTGATCTTGTTCTAGTGTTAATCTTGCGATTTGTCCGTCTGTTCTTACTGTCCATAATGAAGATAGTGGAATTTGCTGATATTCAAAAGAGGTAATGCCCCCATCTGTTATATGGTCAGAATCAACAGTAATATCTATTGCCTTGTATTTATCAATATCAATATCAAAAGTAATTAATCTTGCTGTTTTATTGTTCTTCTGCATATAAATAGGAGATTGTCCTACTAATTCAGGTTGAATGTTGGAGCAACCATAAGATATTTGCCTTTTTGCATCTATATCATCTGGTGCTAAGGCGGGGCTATTTCTTGAGCTTATAATTCTAAATATTGAGCCAGCAGTACCTACAAATAGAGCTTGATCAGAAAATAACCACCTTATCGGATCTCCTCTTTGTGATGCGATTGTTATCGCAAAAGGGTCATCGGAATTCGTTCCTACTTCGAAATTCTCATAATCTGCATTGGATTTAGAAAACCAAACCCTTTGACTGCCTGCTAATACCATTCTTTGTTCGTGGAAGGTGATCGCACCTGCAAAGCCTCTAGCATTACTAAACTCACCTTCCGACCAGTTAAAGCTTGCAGTATTGTGTAGGCTTTGAGGTACATCGTTTTGAGCTACTACTGTCACTACTGTTGAGCTAGTAAACCCAGTTATTTTTACATGAGCAATATCTGTGCCACTTTTTACTTTCCATAACCCCCCTACATGATTAGAAGTAAAAGGTGTATGGCCACCTGATGCTGTTAAGGTTAATGTTGCACCTTCTAACCATCCGTTACCTGTCAATCTTACTTCGTCTGTTGATATTATATTCTCGTCTATATATGGACCTCTTACTAAATCTACTGGATTTAATGTAAAGTTATTAGATGCTACCCTAATTAATTTTTGAATAGGGTGGTTTGGATGTACCATGTAAATTACATCACTATCTTGTACAAACTTAATATCAAATAGTTCTGATTCTAAATAAGGATTGGATATTTCTAATATATTTGAACCACTATCTAAAACTTGCCCTTGAGCAGAGAAGAAGCGTAAATAACCTGCTCCTAATTCGATTGTGTAAGTTTGCACTGTGCTAAATTCAAAGGGAATGAGTCTAGTTCTTTTAGTTGAGTCTTTTACTTCCGCTAGAAATCTAAAACCTTTTCTACGAAATATTGGTCCTTGTGTTAATACTACCCAATTCTCAAGAGTTTCTGAACCATTAAAATACCTCTGAAATTGCGTTCTTGAGTTTATTAATGTGCTTAACTCTCCTGCTGTAAAGTTTGTTCTTATCTCCGAAGCTCTAGGCATTATGAAAAAGTTATACCATTAATATTATTGCCAAAATTAAAGCCAGTCACCCTTGAAGCACTAAAAGAACTAGAAGTGTCTGCTATATCATTATCCTCTTGGTTGTCTCTTTCTCTCGCTAGAGATAATGTTTCTATAAAATCTTGTTTAATTCTAGCTGTTCTAGTTTCATCAGAAGTCAAAGAGTAAGCTATCTCATAAGCTAATTTTGAAGAAAAAGCCTCTATGAATAAAGAATCATATTTATTAGGGTCTGTTTCTTTACCAATAAATCTAATATTTACAGTTGGTTCATTTGTAACAAGGAAATTATTTTCTAGTTTAAAATCAATATCATTTTCTACCGAAAGTAATTTTATAAAGATTGGAATTGTTGGTAATATAAATCTGTTTGTATATTGAAACACAGGAGTGCCAGATGCATCTAAATTTAATGATTGACGGAATATGGCAAAGTTCCAGTTGTGCATCCTTAGAACCTCTAAAAGAACCGTATCATAGCTTGCTTTGCATAGAGTGGCTTCTGGTGAAGTATCTGTATCAATGTTTATTAAAGCCTTAGCTCCTAATTTTCTTAATGCTTTATTACAAATAGAAGTTTTTGATACAGACATAATAAAAAAATTGAGGGGGATTTCTCCCCCTGCTTTGTTATAGGGTATATTTTACAATACCTGTTACAGTACCTGATGCAGTTCCAACTGTATTACCAGTCAAAACTATATCAACTAATTTGTGAGGGTCTTCTGTTAGTCCAGCTAACTCCCAAACCTCTTTACCAATATTAGCAATATCAATAGAACCTAATCCATCAATAGAGCCTGCCGAAGCTAAAGAAGTTGTACCAAGTAATGCATTAGCATCAATAGCTACACCCTCATCAATATCATAGAAGCCTAAGAAAAAATCTGTACCTCCTGTGATAGCATCGTTTTTAATGGTAATGTCTGTTAATACAGCATTAGACGGGATTCTGGCGATTCGATAAGTTGAAGTGTCATCGTCAGTTGCGTTAATTTCTAGGGTATCAATAGAAGTTCTAATAATACCTTTTGAAGTTTTAGCATTTGGCATAATCAAAGTATCTTGATCTAAGCCATCAAGGTTTATTGTTCCTTTTTTGTTTACAATAGCCATAATTTTATTTTATTTAAAGTTAATATTAAGATTCTGTGCAAGGAATACGAACGATTTTTTCGTCCTCTACTCTAGTCGCTCCAATGTCTAATTTGATATACATTGTTTTAGTGAATGATCTCTCGACATTTTCACCAACTTTCATTGTAATATCATTTGCCATTGCGAAGCCTAAAGCGTTTTCAGTATAAAGTAAAACATCTCTATCTCCATTTGAGTCAAGAAGTAATCTTTCTGATAAGATGAAGTTAATATTGTTCCATACACCGATAATGCCTTTATCTAGTACCGCACCCGTTGTAAAGTCCCTATTGATAATTTTATTATCATCTTCTAACTGTCTATGTTGTTTAGCTGTTAAAACACAATATAGCTTCTCATCTGGATCAACATCAGCCGATCTAATGATCTCACGACCATTAAGGATTCTATCAGCAGTTAAGCCAGAAGCAGGAGTTGGGACGACTTGAGAGCTAGGGAAGTTAACTGCAACATTACCATCTTTACCTTCAAATGCTTTACCAGTTGCGGCAGCGATAATTACATCATCTTTCTTCCTTTTGGCAGCATTTAATAATGCTTTCATATAATCACTTTCTAAACCAGAAATGGTCGATCTAGCGGTATCGAAATCATCAATAAATAAAGAGCCGTGAAAAGGTGCTGGTGTCATCTTTCTTCTTGAATGAATAGGATCTAAATAAGGAGTTTCTGGATTTCTACCAATCTTTTCTTCTAAGTTTAAAGAACCTAGTTTATGAAAAAAGAATTCTTCTGCTTTCACAGATTCTTTTCTTCTTACTGTTCCGTCTAAACGGACATTGTTTTGTTGTACAGCCTGGATAATATCGTCCTTAAACTGTTTTACATGAATTTGATTTTGAGTATTTGACATTGTTTGAGTCTTTGAAATTAATTAAATAACATTTAAATTGCGATTATTCGCATCTCAAATTGCTACCCATCAATTTTCAAAGACTCAAGAGCTACCTCTTACTTATATGGACAATCATCTTAAAAAGAAGAAAAGCTAGAAACTATCCCTAATGATTCTGCTGACTGATCTGCATAAGCAATAGGATATAATTTTGCAAGCTCTCTTTCTTTTGTATTAGGGTCTAAATCTTTAGACATTCTAATTTCATTTATTTTAGTTAAAGCATTTTCTTTTGTCAAGGTTGTTTTTTGACTTCCTATACTTCCTTGTGTTGGTTCTGCAATCTGCTTTCCCACATTGTGCATAATTTTAGCAACTGCAAACTGCCCCTCTGGTGGAAGATTGGCAAAAGCCTCTTGATCGCTCTCTGATGCGAATCTTTGAAAAGTGTTTTCTGCTTCTTTTAGATTATGGTCATAAGCTGATCCCCATTCCTTTTTTAAACCCTCTTGCATTTCAGTAATTTTAGCATCTGATTCTGCTTGCATATTATTTAATAACTCGCTTTCTTTACCTGTAAAGGTTTCTACTAGCTGTTTAAATGCTTCTGGTTTTACTCCTAATTCAATCGCTTTCTCTTTTATAGGATTTAATAAATCATCATTAGCTTTGTAATTCTCTGGTAATTCATAAGAATAATCTTCTGGTGAAAAAGTCTCTGGCTCTTTAGGTGATCCTAGTTTCTTTTCTAGGTTTATATAGCTTTTTGCTAGTCCATTTATATCTTTAAAGTTAGATAATGATTTTGAATTTTTTATTTCTTCATCTGTTATCTGGTCAATAAAACTTGTTTCATTAACTGTTTCATTGTTTGTTTCAACTGGTGCAGTCTCTACGCTTTCTGTATTTTCTATTTGGTCGGTCATAGTAAATTAATTGTTTGTTATTTCCTCTCT